CAGACTGGCCCAACCTTATCCGGGTAAGATCTCCTGCATTAATTTTTATCGTCTTGACCTTGGCACCAAACTTCTTGCCAAACTTATCTAGGTATTTTCTATATATCTTATCGTAACGATTTTCTAACCCTTCTTTATGGTCTTCCGGCATACCGGGATAGCGATTCGTCTGCATCTTTCCCGGTGTCCACGCCACGCCGTCATAGCCTTCCTCTGCCGCTATCCGTAATACACGACGCAATAACAACTCGTGCCAGTTCTTTTTGAGCGGGGCGTCGGGTACGGCATCACGACCCCCAAACAAAGTCGCGTCATACTTTCCAAATTCTTTTTCTAAAGCAGTGTATTCTTCTGTCAGCCCAATGTTGCCCCAGAACCGCAGCCTTGGATCAGCACCCCACAATTCCTTAGCTTCATAAGTAGAACGCAGGCTTTTATAACGCGCCAGTCTTTTTGCGGCGTCTTTATCCAGCCTTGGTAACCTTATTTTATATCCAAAGTCTTCCGGAACTAAATGCGCGACTTCTTTTTTCATTTTCTCCAGCTCCTTCATAGACAAGCCTTTTCTCCTAACGCTGGCGATTTTTGTAATCTCAGCGTCCCTAAGAGACCGCGCTGTCTGGTGCATGTCCCCCTGCGCCTCCTGAACAAACAGTATCTTCTCTCCGCTGGGCCCGGTACGGTCATCCAAACGCGCATGAGCGAAAAGGTTGGGGAAGTCCGGATAGTGACTGGAACGATAAATAGGAGGTTCTGTCCATTTTTCTTTGACCAGTCTTGGATCTCCGCCTGCTGCTCTAAGGGCTTCCTCTCTAGTAGAAAAAGATTTCAATGAAAGTGGGTCCTGATGGCTGCGGAACTGGTACTCCACGGTTGGACGACCGCCGAAATCTTCTGGAAACATTAACAGAAACTCACGGTAATTTTCGCCGCCGGGAAGGTTGAGTCCGGGGTTGGACCATCTGGTATCCCCGCCTTCCGTTTCGGGGAGCCTCCCCGGATAAGTTACTTCAAAAAATATCCTTGCCTGATGCTGGGCATCCGCCAAATCTCTGGCCGTGGCCACAAGGACTCCATCATCATTACGTATGTCAAAACTCCCCAGCCCCCTCGTTATTGTAGGAAAATCATAGTCGTAGTCTTTAAGGAGCCTGCGTAAATCAATTTCGTAGCGTTTCGGGTCTTCCAAAAAGTTACCCAACAAAGCTTTAATTTCAGGTTTCAGCCCAGTGCTCCTGCTCCACGCCTTATTCCAAAAACGTTCGTCATTATCAAGATGCAGTTTAACAGCGTCGTGTACGTCCTGAACTGATGCGTACGGAATTCTAGTGCCGGGATCGTAATTAGTTTCTGAAACCCCCGGCACAGGATACACCAGCCGCTCTATAATTTTAACATGCCCCACAGGAGTCCCGTCCCGTTGTGACACGGATAATCGATACTCACTAATACCGCCACGGACATCGCCCACGTCGCCTATTAATTCCGGCTCGTCACCTACAAAGAGGTCAGCAGGTGACGACGGACGATTCGCGTTAAGCTGAACTTCCTGTATGCCAACCTGATTGGCTGCCATGAAATCTATAAGCTCCTCCTTGGTCACGCTCCCTTTTCCACGCTCCTTGAAAAAATCATCCAGACCCGTCCATTTCATTTCCTCCGGCTTGACTCCCGTACTCTTGGCAAGCATGGACCGCATCTGGGACGCATTGCCTTTTTCCATGGGAAGAGCCTCAACAGCACGGGACAATGACGAGTAATATGCCGGGGCCGGTTTTGTATAATCCGGCAGCGACATAATGCCTTTGGAATCCTGCGACCCCATTCCTATAAGATTCTTGAAAGCCTCAATGCCTGAACCAAACAATTCAGGAGTTGTGGTACTTTTCATATAGTCTACAAAATTATCTACAACCTGCATGTCTTCCGGAAGCAGCTCGTAGCCCATCTGCACAGCCTGAGCAATTCTCATAATAGGGCTCTTCATAAGGCTGCCAAGACCCCGGAACATCTCCCCTTTGCCCTTGAACTTCTTACCTTTATCGTCAGGAAGGAAATCCGGTGCTATGATTGCGGGTATCTTGGAAGAGGCCACCGGTTCCTCTCCGCCTTCATCAAACATTTCATACTGGTGGGGGCCGTTGTCTATAGGACCACCGTTAGCCAGTTCCAGCATACGCCGGTTCATCATACTCCCGACGCCGTTCCACATATCTTCGTCAACCAGACCTCCCCGGGCCCATCCGCTATCTTCACCAAACCCCATTTCTTCGTCCGCTTCCGCCGCTTCTTCGGCAGCCTCGTCCAGCGGGTCGTCATGGTAGTGCTCGTTAGAGTCCATCGTCACCCCGGCGACACCTTCAACTTCTGCAACAGACGTTGCGGGATCCGGGTCCGCTATATCATAATCCCAGCCCAGCTCCGATTCCGACATAAGCTCCCGTTCTTCCGGGGTATACATGTGCATATACTGCGTCTGCTTGGCACCCTGCTGGCGCTGGGCCAAAGGCGCGTCATCATAAAGAGCCTGCTGGTAGGGACCCAGTTGGCCCAAAATGCCCAAAACATCCCTTTGCATAAAACTTGGAATCAAAGACCGCGCCGCCCGCCCGGGAATGGAAGGTTTATGATAACCCAAAGCCTTGTCCCGCTCGCCCTGATTTATATAACCAAGAGCCACGGACATCGGACCCATGACCGGGGTCCCTAAAAGGCCCCCTATACTGGCCGCTTTCTGGACTTTATCCGCAATCTTCTCCATATCGAAGTCCGGCAAGTCCAGTGAGGGAAGTTCATTGTCAGCCATAATAACTCCGCAAATAAGTGGATTCCTCGTTATCCACCCAGTCATCACTCGGTAATTGTACGAAGTTACCCTGACGGTAACGCATCAGGGCCTGCGTCGTGCTGTCAACAAGGTCATCATATTCGCCGTTGGGAAAAGCCGCGCATTCGTCGATAACCTCATCCGCCCAACGTTCATCCGGAGCCCATATCATGCCGCTTTCAAAAAGCGGCGAAACCGAATGGACCCGGGTCAGTTTATCGTTTCCCTTGCTCGGTGTAAAGTTTACAACCGGAATTCCAATCTGGCGCAGTTCATGCGTCAGCGGCATCCCCGTCGCCTTGGCCTCAACAATGACCGTCTCCGGCTCCCAGAACTTGTACTGCTCAAGAGCCTTGTTCTTCAGGTCCGGGAAATCCCAGCGCCCCTTTTTCGCATCCAGAAGTATCAAGTTAGGGGACCCACCCTCCTTGGGATAAAAAACCCCCCACGTCGTTATGGCCGAGTAATCCGCCGTCTCCTGCTTGCTGAAAGCCGTATCGTAACTCTGTATAATGTACTCAAGCTGCGGAACCTCGTCCTCTTCCCACCGCTGCCACCACTCCTTCTTGATAATCGCCCCCTCTTCCGAAGTCGGGTTCTGCTGCCACTGGGCATTCCACTTGGCAACCGACAGGGAAGCCCGGACCCCCTCCAGCTCCTTCTGATTCCAGTATTCCGGCCAGCAGGCTTTTCCAGACGGCATCAGTGCCGGGAACTCTATAACCTCCCACTGGTCCGCATTTTCCGCATAACCCTGGGCCTTGATCACCTTTGCCGTCAGATCGCGCAACGACCAACGGGTCATAACAATGACAATCGCCCCACCGGGCTGGAGCCTCTGCCGGGGACCCGAAGTATACCACTCATAGGCATGGTCCATGGCCGTTTCCGAAAGCGCATCCTGCTCTGAATGCGGATCGTCAATAATCAAAAGATCCGCACCGCGACCGGTAATGGCACCGCCGACACCGGCTGCAAAATACTCACCCCCGTGGTTCGTGGACCAGCGCCCCGCAGCCTTGCTGTCCGCCTGCAAAGCCACGCCATCAAAAATATTCTGGTACTCCGTCGAATCAATAAGGTTCCTTACCTTTCTTCCAAAATTGACAGCCAGTTCCGCAGTATGGGTGGTTTGGATGATCTTGGTTCGCGGCTCACGGCCAATGATCCATGAAGGAAGAAGGTAACTTGCAAACTCAGATTTGGTATGACGCGGGGGCATGTTGATAATGAGACGTTTATTTTCCCCCGTGGCTATGGCTTCAAACTTTTTTGCAACCATCCTGTGGTGGGCCCCTGTAATAAATTCAGGCCACACTTTTCGTACATATTTTAAAAAATCTTCACGACACCCCTCTACCTCCCCCATCTGCGCCAAACGAAGTTCAAGCTTTAATCGGCGGTCTGAAATTTCGGGTGTCTCAGCTCGAAGCATAGGGGACCCTTTTCCGGAATTGTTTCACGTGAAACATTACTTGAACAGGTTAAATTTTGCAAAAATTACTTACCCGTTAACCGATATGTTTTTTCACAGGATCGTTTCTAAGAAACAAGGCCGGAGCCGCCGCCTCTCCCCCCATGGGTCCAGATTCTAGGTTTTTGGCGGTTTTCTGCGGGTTTCGTGGGCCATTTTGCCGGTTTGGACCCTAAAGCAATTGCCCGCAGATCTCGGGGCGCAGATCTCGGGGCGCAGATCTCGGGGCGCAGATCTCGGGGCGCAGATCTCAGGGATCAGGGCTCAGGCAACTGGAGCAATGGGCAACGGTTCGCGAACCATGCACCATGCACCACGGGCCACGCCATACGATTCAGCCCGCACGGGGCGGGCGGCGGGGCGCTTGGTTAACTGGGAATCACGGCACGTCAGGCAAAAGAAAAGGCCCGCACTATAGCGGGCCAGTTAAAAAGAATAAAAAGGCTCTAGGTAGAGGCGGCGCACTATATTATAGGGGGAGTCAGATTCCCAGAGTCCGCGCCGCTATCCTTTGCACGTCGTGCGGTATGTTGTGACAACCGACTCGAATGGCTCCGGTGTCGCTAATGTGCCCCAAACTATAGACTCCTATTCTATGAGGTTTTGAAGGTACAAAGCCGCGCCGCCTTTTAAAACATTGTCTCGCCAAACGAAACAGCGCGACTCCGCCTTTTAAAGGAACACTGACTCCGTAGGATGTTTGAATCATATCGCCCCGGACTCTTACATAAGGAATCCGCGTATGAGGCGCGTGGTCAGTTTTGCCCGCAAGCCATGCCCGAATCTTTTCCTTGTCGGCTCGCATTGCGGCGCGTTGCCGCGCGAGTTCCGCCGCCGCCGCATCCTTGACCGCTTTTAAAAACTCCGGTGAGTCTTTTATTTTTTTATAACCCAATTTAAAAGCGCACGAGTATTCATACGCGGAGTCCGCGATTCTCCGCGCTTCGCCCAAATAGCCCCCCTTGCGGCCCCTTGCCCGCTCCGCACGTTTTAAAAGAGCAACGCGCCTTTTTAATAAATCCTTATAGTTTAGTTTATGTTGGGGTTTGCTGTCCGCTAACACGTCCAGAACATAAAATACTTTTTTTTCTTCTGGAATGGCCCGTTGGGTTATTGTTTTGTGTTTGCCCGTGGAAACAGAATAACCAAGAAAAGAAAAAAGAACTTTATCCCCGACCAATCGGGCCACCGGAAAGTGAAGCCCCCAAGAATAAATAACAGGCCCTTCGTAAAACATAGAGTAGCCGCGTTTCTTTCGGCCTGTTTGGTGCGCCCAATTGTGGGCAACGTCATCATGTGTTGTCATTGTTTTGACTCCTAGTTTAATTATTAGGAGTCAAAGTATATAGAATAAATTACATAAGAACAAGTAAGAAAAAACCCCGCCAATTTTGGCGGGGCGGATTAAACAAAAGGTTTTTATTCTTGCAACCAAACAGATTGCGGTAATATCTTATTTTTATAAACAACATAACCGCCATCGGAACTCATTTTCATTCCGCCGATTGTCGCAACATCGGTCCCAACAAGGGTAAACGGCGGGCAATTTACGGGGGCATTAAAACCATTTTCTTTATGCTTGGATAAATCACCCGTAAAATTTTCACCCGACTTTTCAAAAACTGAAATAGCCGCATTAAAAGCGTTGCGGTGACCTTGCGTCGTGCCTTTTCCGTAGGGCGAAAAACCCGAATCCGCCACCCCCACACTAACTTTATTACTTCGGTTTATGTAAAGCATTAAGTCACCGTTACGCTTTTTGTAGGTTCTAAAATTAATTTTCATCGTTTTGACTCCTAGTTTAATTATTACAAACCGAATACCTTATTTCTAACCTTACCGCGTCACAAGGAAACAACGCCAAAAGAGACTCCTCAAGGTCGTTTAGCATGGCCCTTGAAGGAGATATCGCGTCCGCAAACCACACTTCCCCCAGAAACGCCTCCTCCCCTTTTGGCCCTTTTTCCACTTTATTGTCTACGTGATATTTATTAGAATCCTCAAAGATAGTTATTTTTAAAGCGTCCATTAGATTGACTCCTAGTTTTGTTAGAGGTCAAAGTGTATAGAACTAATCCTATAAACACAAGCAAGAAAAAACCCCGCATTAAAACGGGGTTTTTAGGGGTAGTTTAGTACCAACCGAGCCGGAGTCGGCCACTCAGTGAGCCGCTACGGGAACGTTTTTTTCAAAGTTCAACCTTTCTATGGCTGCGTTTAGTAGTTTAACAGCGTCAATCAGTGGGAAAGCTGGATCATGTGTTTCGTCCCATTCAACGTCATTTTCCGCAAAGGCTTGGTCTGCAGCATCTAATAAATCTGTGATCTGATCCTTTAAAGTGCAGTCGTTTGGGTCAAGGGTGGTGGCTGGGTATTGCACTCCCTCGTATTCTTTGATCATTGGAATGTTATTTGGCATTTTCTTCCCTTGCTTTCGCCTTGGCCTCAATCTCTGCGCGGTTAATATGGTAATCGTAGACCATTGCATCGCCCAGCGGTTTGCAGACATCAATCCAACAATGTTTACCGTCCCGCAATAACTTGGCGGCATGATTGCTGGCTACCTGCTCTGAGGCAAACTCTTGGTCGGGTTCTGAGTACCAAGAATCTTCAGGCAAACCATCTTCCGGGGTTGCAATCATTACTGTGTACTTTTTCATTGTTCTTCCTCCTCTTTATTAAGCCACACGGCAAGTTTTTCTATCCATTTTGTAAGATAGTCGGTCAACCACTCCATCACTGCGACTCCTCTTCCATTAAATGATTTTCAACAGTGTCCTCAAAAGGCATTACATCACTACATTGTGTCGCTCTCTCATAGACTTCTTGAGCGTTAGCATAGGATCTATTCAAAGCCGAAAGAAGGTCCTCCGCCGTTAGGTCAGAACCATCCAGTTCATCATGGTCAATGCTGAACGAGAAAGGCAAAATGCTGTTGTACTTCTTCATCACTCAGACTCCCGATCTTCCGAGAGTGCAACCTTGCATTAACCTGTCCCGAATAAACAGAAAATCATATCCAAGATCTAATTTTTCCAATTCTTCGTGGGACTCTACGGGGTAAGTTACACCTCTATGTTTAAAAAGCCTGCCTCCCAAAAAAAACTTTCCACCTTCCTGATCAATAATTCTCCACTCCCCTGTTTTTGAATCAAGATAAGCAACACCATTAGTGGGTGATCTACCATCATCACGTCTAAGTACAGCATCAGAATCTTTTGCTGTCCGGCTCAAGCCACCAATAACACCTTCGCCTTCAAGGTCAAGAACTTCAATAGAATCTGCCTTAATCCAATACTGATGGACAGGAACCTCGTCTTCATCATGTAATATTTCATCTCTTAGTTGAATATATAAACTCATTTCTTTTCCCTTTTATATAAATTTATCGGACTTTATTTATATAAAGAATCAAAGCGGACAAGTCAACGCGAAAAATTCTTCCCAATCATAAGGCTCTTTAAAAACAGCCAAAGCCTCCACGGCTGGACGCCCATCCATGCGAAGGCTAACAGCGTCGGCACCAGAATAAACGCTGATATCCAGAGAAGGGTCGCGAACAATAATAAAACAAGGCCCGCCGGAATGCCTACTAAGCCAAGAACACTGGTGTGGGGATAAATCGATCTTACCAGCGCGTCTTTTTGTCGCTTTAAGTTCGAGAAAGCTAAAGCGACCACTTTCCGAGCATAATAGGACATCGGGAACCCCAGGAATAGCCCAACTTTCCAATCGGGTGGTTTCAATTTTTCTGCTCGTTGAGCTCAACCCTTGTGATATCATTTTCCATAACCCCGCCTCCCGATTCTTCAGGCCCACTCGCGGCATCCGGTTCTTCGACTTTTGTGGGCGTGATGTTGATAACTGGCTCAAAATTTTCTCGAATTCGTTCAAGTTCTTTCTCCACATCTGCACGACTCATTTGGTCTATAGACCCTGTTCTAATTTCTGATTTACTTACATACAAGCCCTCTGCCAAACCCCTATTTTTTTCCGCCTGCACCGCCGCACTATAGGCACCCGCCGCCAATGAAGCATCCCTCAACTTCTGCATATCTCGAATATGGCGTTTATAATTGACTCCATACATCTCGTCTAATTCGTCTCTATACCGTGCAATTTCATTCACAACGTGCGGGCAATGGTTAGGGCTACAAAGTTCGTAAGCCCTCGTGTGGGCACTTGCACTTGGATATCCAGCCCTTATGGCGGCTTCCCTCATGGTGATAAGCCCATCATTTGAAACCAATTCTTTTACAAACTTTTCCTGCCGCCGCGTTAGTTTTCGATTTGGCCCCCGCGTCAGGGCCTTTTTTTGAATTTCCTTAGCCATGGTAAAATACCCTCCAAAACACAATTTATCCTTTAGAATCAGGCTTCTATCACCTCCTATCACCTCTCTCTTAGATAATAACAGTGAATCGGACCTAAAAACAGTAAAAAGTAGCCAAAACCTATCACCACGGGTGATAGAATCGATTGGAGGTGATAGGAAAAAAATCCAAAAAATCCTTATATAACCGTAGCTTACAATTTCCTATCACCTCTATCACCTCTAGCGTCTCCAGACTCAGGCACTTGATTTTTTTTTTTTCATAGAATCAACATAATAGTGATATGAATGATAGGATGATAGGACTAACGGCGGTACGGGTCACTCCCCAGCCTCCTCTTGGCTTACTTTGTCCTCTAGGCAGCGCACTACCCAAGCGTTGACGGACAGGCGGCTGTTTTTTGCGGCTGTTTCAATTTGCAGCTTCAAATCGGATGAGTATCTTAAAGTCGCCCTGGTTTCCGGT